CTGCTTATACCAATGCTTCAGATATACCAGCATCAGCTAGTGTAGGTGATATGGCATACGTAACTAGCACAAATAAATTATTCTTCTGGCGAGGTGCATGGTATGGTATTGCTATAGGTGATGCAGTATGACGTTTTCTATTGCTCCTTTTTCTACTGCTCCGTTTTCTGCTGAAGCAGGTAGAATATTAACAGCAGATGCATCCGTATCAGGCGCAAGTGCAGTATCCTCAAGTGCTATAAGAATACAAACTTCTTCTGCATCAGTTTCAGGTCAAGGTGCAGTATCCTCAAGTGCTGTAAAAATACAACCTGCAAGTGCTAGTGTATCGGGTGTTGGTACAGAGGCAAGCACTGCGGTTGCTACATTAGATGCTAGAACTTCAATATCTGCAAATGGTTCATCGTCTTCTACAGCTACAGGTTTAAGACCGGGTGAGTCTGCAATATCTGGTTCAGCTAGTGTATCTGCTATTGCTGGTGTAAGAATAACAACAGATGCATCCGTATCAGGTGATAGTAGCGTAAGTTCTACGGCTGTAAGAGTACAACCTGCAGAAGCAAGTATAGCAGGTGATGGTAGTGTAAGTTCTACTGCTATAAAAGTAAGACCTGCAGAAGCAAGTGTATCAGGTGAGGCAACTACATCAGGTTCTGCTAATCAAAGATTTAAAGCTGAAGCAAATGTAACAGGTCAAAGCACAGCATCAAGCACTGCTGTAAAAGTGTTGTTAGGTGAGGCTTCAGTAACAGGTAGTGCTACTGCTCAAGGTTTAGTTGGACAAGAGGCAGATGCTTCTGTTTCAGGGTCAGCAAGTGCATCTAGTATAGCTGGTAGACGTACTTTAGGTGCAGGAAGCATTTTAGGTGACGGTACTGCATCAGGTACAGCTAATCAGACATTTGATTCTTCAGCTAGTGCATCTGGTTCAGCATCTATTAGTGTTAGTACATCTGATATTGAAATTGCTAGTGCTTCTGTTAGTGGTGCAACAACTGTATCAGCAGTAGCAGATAAGTTAAAAGATGTTAGTAGTTCAATAACAGGTCAAAGTGCTACCTCTAGTTCTGCAGTTAAAGTTTTTAATGCTGATATTACTAGTTCAGGTTCAAGCGCAGTAGCTAATACACCTGCACATATAAATGCTGTCGATAGCAGTATATCAGGTTCAGCATCAGTTATAGCAATACCTTCTATAAGAGTATTAGCTAGTGGTTCTATATCAGGTGATGCTAATGCAACAACTGAATCTCGTGTAGTTAAAATAGTATCTGTTTCAGCTACAGGAAATGCTTCTACTTCTAGTGATGATACTATAAAAATAAATTATCTATCATTACGCGATTTATTTACTAGAGATAGAGTTGTATATGTACAAGCGAGACTTGATGCAAGACCTGAAGATAGAAGAGTATTTATACTTTCACAGAATAGAGTTGTTAGAATACCACCAACATTTGATAGACTTAGCGCACAAAGACGTGTGCGTATTAGATAAATAAGGAGATAGAAATGTCGTCTTTTAGGTTTCCTAATAAAGACCCAGATGAAACATTAGACTACAGTGTAGATTGGAGTAGGTTTTTACGACAGGGTACAAGTATATCTCAAGTCATTTGGTTTATTATTAATGAAAACGGTGTTAAAACACGTTTTGATGCAGGAGATACCGTTAATGGATTAACAACCACAGCACAAAATATTTCTTCAGATGGTACAGTTGCAACTATATTTTTATCTGCAGGAACTGTACATACTCAATACAAATTATTTTGTAGTATGACAGATACTAGAGCAATTTCAGCAGAACGAGTAATAAAACTTATGATAAAAGAGCAATAAAATGGCATATGATTTTTTAGGATTAGTTAATCAAATAAACAGAAGATTAAATGAAGTAGAATTAACTTCTTCTAATTTTGCTACTGCATCAGGTTTTTATGCACAAGCAAAAGATGCAGTTAATCATTCAGTAAGAGATATAAATCAACAACAATATAATTATCCTTTTAATCACGTAGAAGAAGAAGAAACAGTAACTGCAAATGTAATGCGTTATGATTTTCCTGATACGTTAAAAACAGTGGCTATGGATACATTTAGAATTAAAAAGGATACAACGCTTGATATTGAAACAAGAAAATTAAAAGTAATAGATTATGAAGAATACCTTAATAAATATATAGAATATGAATATGATAATTCAAAATCAGCTAAACCACAATATGTATTTAGAACACCTGATTTTAGATATGGTTTAATACCTGCTCCTGATAAAGCATATACTATAATATATGAATATTATCAATTTCCTACAGATTTAGAACTGCATGATGATGTGCCAACAATACCTGAAAGATTTGCTCACGTTATTTTAGATGGAGCAATGTTTTATGCATATTTATTTAGAGAAAATACACAAGATGCAATGGTAGCTAAAGAAAAATTTAATGAAGGTATAGAGAATATGAGAAGTTTATTAGTAAATAGATTTGAATATGTTCGTTCTGGTATGATTATAAATAATACAGGTAATACTAGTTTAGGTAATGCAAGAACCACTGACGGTGCTGCGTTTGATTAGACTTGACAAAATCAATAATTTACATATAACTATATAAGGTACATTATGGCAGACGCATGGAGAACATATCCAATAGAGTTAGCAGGTGGGTTAATAACCAATCTTAGTCCTTTACAGCAAGGTATAAATGCCATAGGAACTGCTACACTTCTACGTAACTTTGAACCCTCTATTGAAGGTGGTTATAGAAGAATACAAGGATATTCTAAGTTTGATAGTAATACAATTGCAGGAACAAATACAGGTGGTAGCCCAGATATAATTAGAGGTGTAGTTCGTTATGCAGGTTTTGTGATTGCGGCTAGAACAACACACCTATATCGCTCATCAGGAAGTGGTTGGACACAGATAACTGATAATGGTAGTTTTGGTAGCACAGGAGTATCTTTATCTGGTTCAGGACGAGTTAGATTTTTAAAATATAACTTTGATGGTAACGAAAATTTATTTATAGTTGATGGTACAAGTAATCCAAGAATATACGACCAAGTTGCAAATACAATAACATCAGTTAGTTCTTCTTCTCTTACAGGTGCTGACTTTGTTGCTTTATTAAAAGGACATATCTTTGTAGCAAACGGTTCTACTTTAGCATATTCTGCTTATTTAAGTGATACAGATTTCACATCAGCATCTGGTGGTGGTATATTTAGATTTAATGATACAATAACAGACTTAATAGTTTTTCGTGAACAATTAATTGTATTTACAAAAAATAGTATAAATAGAATTGTAGGAAGTAGTGCTGAAGATTACAGAATAGAACCTGTAACAAATGATTTAGGAGCAATAGCACCTGATACAGTACAAGAAGTTGCAGGAGATGTTATTTTCTTAGGACCTGATGGTTTAAAATCTTTAGGTGCAACAGATAAGATAGGAGATTTTAGTCTTCAAAATTTATCAAATCCAATACAAAAAGAAATAACAAACCTTGCTAGTTTTTCTTCTGTGTTTGCATCTACTACGATAAGAACTAAAAGTCAGTATAGAATTTTTGCATATAACACAGCCATAAATGATGCTTCTTCACAAGGAATATTAGGAACACAAGGAATACAAGGTAATTTTTCTTGGTCTGAAACAGCAGGTATAAAAGCTAGAGCTATATTTAGTGAATATGAAAATGATGAAGAGTTTATATATTTTGGAAATGATGATGGCTATATTTATAGAATGGAAAGTGGTAACAGTTTTGATGGAGCAAATATAAAAGCTATCTTTCATACACCTCATTTAACTTTAGATGACCCTCAGTTAAGAAAAACATTTTATAAAGGTACAGTATATACAGACCCATCAGGTGCAGTCAGTATGCAGGTATGTCCAATTTTAGATTTTGGTAAAGTTGACCCTCAACCTATATGTATAACATATGCAAATGATTTAACTGAGTTTTCTGTATTTGATTCTTTAACATCTATTTATGGTGGTGCAACAGTTAAATATAGTTCGGATAATTTTGATAGCAGTCTTGTTCAACCTTTGATAGGTTCTGCTAAAGCATTTCAATTACAAATAACTACAGACGATACAAATCCACCTTTTAGTTTAGATACAATAGTATTAGAATATAGCCTTAACGGGAGAAGATAATGGCAAACTCGTATACAAGACAATCTACTAGTAATATTGCCACTGGTCTGGTAATTAATGCTGCAGATTTCAATGCAGAATTTAATAAATTAGTAGATGCATTTAGTGCTAGTGCTGGACACACACATAGTGGTAATGCACAAGAAGGTGGACGCATTACTGTTTTTGGACAGGCAGGAGAACTATTAGGTACAAGTGCTAATGTTATTAAACCAAACTCAAATAACACTGTAGATTTAGGAGCATCATCTGCTAAGTTTAAAGATTTTTATTTAGATGGTATAGCTTTCATAGATACATTAAATTTAAATGGCACAGCTATTACATCTACAGGTGCAGAATTAAATATTATAGATGGTGGTACATCTGCTACTTCAACAACATTAGCTGATGCTGATAGATTAATTGTAAATGATAATGGCACTATGGTTCAAGTAGCTTTAACTGATTTTGAAACGTACTTTGAATCAGCTTTAGATACTCTATCAAATGTTACAACTGTTGGTGCATTAGCTTCTGGTTCTATAGCGTCTGGGTTTGGTGCTATTACAACAACTAATACTATTACCTTTGGAACATTATCAGATGGTACAACAGATATTGCTGGGTTTAAAGATGAAGATGACATGTCCTCTGATTCTAACACGCATGTTCCAACACAACAATCTGTAAAAGCATACGTTGATTCACAAGTAACTGCACAAGATTTAGACTTTCAAGCTGACAGTGGTGGTGCATTATCTATAGACTTAGATAGTGAGACATTAACCTTTACTGGAGGAACAGGTATTGATACTAGTGGTTCTGGAAATGCTGTTACATTTGCTATAGATAGCACAGTAGCTACTTTAACAGGTTCACAAACTCTTACTAATAAAACTTTAACTACTCCTATTATAGAAGAAATAGATAGCAGTGGTACAATTACTTTAGATGCTACAACAGATATTATATTGGATGCAGATGGTGGAGATGTCTTTCTTAAAGATGCAGGTTCTACATACGGTTCATTAACAAATACTTCTGGTAACTTAATTATTAAATCAGGAACTACAACAGCTTTAACTTTTGCAGGTGCTAATGCTACTTTTGCTGGAAATGTAGCTGTTGGTAATCTATTATTAGATACTAATTCTTTAACTAGCACAAATACAAATGGTGATATAACAATTACACCTAATGGTAATGGTAAAATAGTATTAGATGGTTTAAATTTTCCTATAGCAGATGGAAATGCTAATGAAGTATTACAAACAAATGGTAGTGGTCAACTTTCTTTTACAGCTATAAATACAGATTTATCAGCAGATAGTAGTCCTCAATTGGGTGGCAACTTAGACTTAAATAGTTCTGATATAACAGGAACAGGTAATATTAACATAACAGGTGGTATTACTATTAGTGGTAACTTAACTGTAAATGGAACAACAACTACAGTAAATAGTACTACAGTAACTATTGATGACCCTATATTTACATTAGGTGGAGATACTGCTCCTAGTTCAGATGATAATAAAGATAGAGGTATAGAGTTTAGATATCACACAGGTACTACTGCTAAAGTTGGTTTCTTTGGATACGATGATAGTGCAAGTAAATTTACCTTTATAGCTGATGCAACGAATAGTAGTGAAGTATTTAGCGGTAATGCAGGTGATGTAGTATTTGGTGGTGGTACATTTACTAGTTTAGATGCAGGCACAGGTTCTGTAACTACAGGTAATATAGTATCTACCACTGATAGCACATATAACATAGGAACTACGTCTAATCGATATGCTAATGTATACGCAGATAGTGTTGATTCTCCTGTTCTCAAAGCAACTAATGCATCGTCAGGAACAACATCTATACAAATAGGTGCAAGCGATGATTGGACTGTAGAAGTAGGTGACTTTACAATCAACAGTTCAGCAAAAACAGATGCACTTGTATTTAAATACAATGGCACCGCTAAATTTGCTATCGACACAAGTGGAAACTTTACTGCTGTAGGTGATGTAACAGCTTCAGGAACTATATCATAATGGCATTACAAAGTTCAGGTGCAATATCTCTTAATCAAATAGCCACAGAGTTTGGTGGCACTGCTCCTCATTCTATGTCAGAATATTTAAAAGGTGGAGATAATGTTAAAAGCGGTAAGAAATGGTGGGGTGGTGAAAAACCTCCTACCACAAACACTACAACTACAACTAAGGTAAGTTAATAATGGGAATAGGTCCAAGTTGGTTAACAGGTGCTATTGCAGGTAAAGACTTGCCTGGTTCTGGTGGATCAAA